CAGATCTGATTTTACATCCTCAATCTCTTTAGAAAGCTCTTCCAACTTTATAACTATCTTTTTCTGCTTTTCTTTTTCTTCTTGGATCTTCCCATAGAATGGATTCTTTGCACTCTTTTGCTCTTCAATAGCATCAGTCAGATCTTTGATTCTATTTTCTATAGATCTCTTTTTTTCGTGCAACGCTTTTTGATCACCAATCATTGTATTTACTTTTATCTTTTTATCTAAAATAGATTGATAATTTTCTGCTAGAGATTTTGCTTTAAGCTTAATCTTAGAAGAAGTAGCAACACCCAATTCAACTTTAGCACCAAGATCTGACACCTCATCATCGAAAGACAACTCACTGACCAAACTAAAACAAGTTGGGCATTTGCCTTTAGATCTTAGATCATTCATGCGATCAATTTCTCTTTTCCAATTTCTAATATCAGTATCTAATACTGCACCCTTTTTAATTAAACTCTCTTTCTGAGTGTCAATACTATCAAGGGTGGTTATTAATTTAGATTGAATAGCCTCAAGTCCACTTATGTCTTTTATTTCTAAGCCCTTTAATTCAGTCTTACTTTCTTTAAGTGTTTGAGAATATCTGGAGATAGTAGATTTGATATCATCATTCCAATTAGCTATATCTTCTGCGTATTGTTCTTCTGGATCGTATTGATGAGACTTTAAAACATTTATTTTATTTTCATGATCTGAAATACTATTTTCTTTTTCAGAGTATTCTTTCTTAGCCAACTTCAGTGGCAATTCAAAATCTAACCGCATCACTTTGGACAGGATTTCTTTTTGTCTCTTATTTGATTCATTGATAAAATTAAAAGTTTCTTCCTGAGCAAACATTACTGTGCATCTAAATAATTCGAAATCGATGCCGAACTCTTTCTCGACCCACTCTTGAGTCATCTTTAAAGTCCCAAGCTGAACCTCTGCACCATTTTTTAATGCTATCAGCTTGTTTGGTTTCCTACTCCTAGCTATAGAGTATTGGCTCCCTTTATATTCGAGTTGAATCTCAGCAATACAAGTCCCAGTTGTTCTCCGATTTACAACCTCATCGCCCGTTAATCCACGAACCGTTTGACCAAATAAAGCCCATGAGACACCATCCCAAACGCCAGACTTACCAGAACCATTAGAATCTCCCTCATCGTGATTCTCCCCTTCGATCAAAGTTAATCCGTTGCCCTTAAAAACTAACTGAGCATTTTGATAACTCATAAAATTATGTAATGTGAGCCTGTTAAAAAACACTGTTTACGAACCCCTTCAATCTAGTTCTCATATTTGCAGAATACGAAACTCTTAGTTGTTTATCTTTTTTAATTGCATCGTAGAGTGCGAAATAATCCTTTTCATCGTCAATAGATTCGAAACGATTCAAATATATATCTCTGAATTTAGCTGCGGTTGTTGAAACTGCTTTCACTCTAATAATCCCTGCCGGTGAAAATAGCATGAATGAATTCCTATCATAATCAAACTTATGAAATGGACGGACATTTGAATGTGTCACCCATTGATTATTCCACCAATTTTTAATCACCTCCAGCACCCCTTGGTCCCTTCCCATCTTTGAATCTTTTAACCGCCGCAGATCTCAACGAATCATCAAAGGCTTCTCCGTGCTTATGTCGAACTTCATCTATTTCTGCACCACGAACAAATCTACGATCGAAATCTTTTCTCATAGCCTTGATCTCTGAGTCACTTCCGGCCCAACCAAACTTTTTGATATATGGTGCTCTGTAAATTCTTTGCAACTTCTGAGCACACAACCCACACTCAAACCAAACATCCATGATCTCAGTCATAGTACATTCTTGTTTGATCTCGATATCAAATGCCTTGCAATCTTCTGTCACACATTTAAAACTATAACGGGGCATTTACTATTTCCTTCCCCAACTTTAATAACTTTTTTCTATTAAGGTCCGTGTTCACGAAGTCCACGTACTTTCCCATTAACGACTCAGTATTATAAATTTCTTTTGAATCAATATTCAATCTACTAACAGACTTATCCTGCACTTCTCGCTCTATTTTTATTGAACGACACTTTATTGATTTCTCTAAACTATGACGATCCATCTTTGAAACTTGTTCTGCGTCACCAATAACTCTAGCTCTAACAAAATCATTTGGACCAATACCTTTTGGCTTAGTTACTTTTGCTTTTCCATTTTCCCAGAAAACTTTTATCTCATGATGCTTTGGTGTCCCTTGAATTGGAACGAATTCATATTTATTCTTTTCAGTATCTAGTATGAGCACACCCTTATCATGTCCCATCTCTCCAAAACTTTGTTGTAATGGTGACCCGATATAATTTATATGCCCAAGCTTGCTTCGATAATGATAGTGGCCACTGAAAACAGCTTTGAATCCTGAGAGCCAGTTCTGTGGTATGCCATCATCGTCAATATTACTATCGTTTCTACTAGCACCACAAATTCCCCAATGAACAAATGCCGTGTAGCCCTTCCAGCTTCTTCCATTAAGTGCTTCAGATACTTTTGATTGTTCCATATATGGAAAGAAAGCCAGTTTTTCACCCACTGGTATATAAGGCTCATCAATAACTCTCCAGTTATCGAATTCTTCAAATATTTTCATTGGATGTATTTTACCGGCCTTATCTTCTTGGTCATGATTACCAACAAGAATATATTGAATAAGTCCAGCTTCAGCCCACTCTTTATATTTCAGGTAAAGGTTGTGAATAAGGCGAGTGCGAATAATGCCACGGGTATTGAAAGTATCACCGCCATTAAGAATACGGACAATATTACGTTCGATAGCAATTCGCTTAATTTGGTCCAGAACATAGAGACAATCATCTTCTCTTTCCTCTCTTAAGTGTAGATCGGAATACAGTAGCATATCCATTAGAAGTCCACCCTTAGTGCAGCTTCCATATCATCGATAAGATGAGGCTCTTGGCAATGCTCAATAAAAGCAAACAATAAATATTCTAATATTGTCACCCTGCGAGCAAATGCTGGAGTGACCTCTGTGGCCTCAAGTGCAGTTTCTATTTGAAAATAACCATCACGAATCATTGAATGAAACGATTCAGGGAAATTTTCAATAGCCTCATTATTCCTCTTCTTTAAGTAACTTCGAGCTTGCATTGAAATAATCTTTCGGTGCATATTCTGGTTTCCGGTCAACTACAAATCCTTTCCAATCAACTTCCATTTCACATTTCTGGAATGGTGGTCCAAGGTGATTTTTAGCAGCCTCAATCTGAACTTTAATTCCACAGAATGGGGCTGGAGATTTTTTACCCGGTGGTCTTACTCTACCAAGCTTTGCAAATTCCAAACAAAGTGCAGAATAATACACTGGTGATTTTCCACCTCTAGTAGTGGTCTTCTTCCCAAATGTAACACCTGTTTTGTCGTAAATTTGATTGATCATCACGAAGGCAATTTTCTTATCCTTGATCATTGCCTGTGCTTTTCGAAGCACCCCAGTGATTGCCTTTGCTGCATCCATGGAGAAATCTGCTCTCTTTTCATTGAGTTCATTTTCACACGGGGTAGCACCTAACGAATCCCAAACAATACAAACTTTCTTTTTGGTTTTAGACTTCTCAATTAACTTGGCCACATCAGCAACCAGATCACCGACCTGTTCGATGGTTCGTGGTCTATATTTTATTAAAGATCCAGCACCACCATCAACCTTTACTCCCTGAAAACTAGCTCTCTTGTTATCGTATTTTAATTCAGACAAAAATAAGAATCCATAGCCACCATCTCTTTGAGTGTTAGCTAAGATGTCATTACACATTGTTGTTTTGCCACAATCGGGTGGACCATAAACCATAGTGATTAGACCGCATGGAATTCCGGGTGCTCCAATCATATCAGCGATTGCGTCTGGACAAGTGATCCAATCATTTACTTCAATAAGTTCATCTTCTTTTGAACCAGCAATAGAAAATTGAACATCTAATTTTTTAGCTTCATGAATCAAGAGTTCATATTCAACATCCTCAACAACGGTGTCTTCGAGCATGATACCTAAATCTTCTGGCTGTAATTTTTCGGTGCTTTTTTTGCGAATGAATTTCTTTTTAGCTTTGGCCATAAATTTCTTTCACCTCATCAATCTTTGGCGAAATAGAACTTTCAACAAATTCCACAACACGTTGATATGCCTCTTCTGGAGTCTCACCATCTTTTATATCTGATGAGAATGAAGAGTGAAGATCAACACTCTGATAATTTCCAATATTGATCTTCATTCCAAAAGTATAATTTACACGATCCGGTGTCATTCAACACCTAACCGGCGAAGCTCTGCGTCTAGGTCATCATCATCGGTTTCAACTCCGAGATCTATTCCAGAACCATCTTCAAAATCCTCTTCTGGATCTGACTCTACAGGCTTACGAGTGAATTTAGCTTTGGTTACAGTTTTGGTTGTAGTTTTTGGTGCTACCTTAGAAGTATATTTTTTAACCTCTTTCACGCTATCAGTGATTCCTAAAAACTCTTCCATCGCCTCTCTGTGATTCTCAGAATATATCTCATCAAGATTATTCAAAGTATCTGTGAGTTCAACTAATTTAGCTGGAACTTTTGTATTTTTTAGATCTGGTTTCAAATCATAACTTGTTCCAAATTGAGCCGGTTTGCTTGGATCTACTGACTTGACCAATTTGAAATTTCTTCCATTGTTCATATCAGTAATATCTTCTCCACCTTCAAGAACTTCATTCGCCCAATACACAACTTCTTGATGAACTGTGACTGGTGCAGGATACACTTTTACTTCTTTGGTTTGGTAATCCAATATATTGTAAAGGTATCGATCTGTGGCTCTAAAATTTCTAGCCTGATCTTTAGTTGAATCATCTTGAATCAATTCTTCATAAGCGTCACACATCGGGCAAGTCTCTTCAAAGTCCCTTAAGCATCTTGCAGGAATTTTATAGACTGTCCCAGTTTTAGCAGTAACCGGAACATTGAAATGCACCTTAACTTCTTTATAGAAAAGTTCCTCACCCGGTTTTGCCCAATGAGGAAGAATTCTGATAATACTTGAACCCTTCTGCGGAGAGAACCACTTAATCTTAGTGAAGCCGCCAGCCTCTCTTGCCTCTTGTTTTGTTTTTAGATTTTTTGCTTCTGCTTTTAATTTAGCAAGTAATTTACTCATTTGTCACTTCCTCCACTTTGGTTAAGAATCCGTTTAATTTTTCTGAAAATTGCTCCAACTCCTGAGCCAACTCAATAACCTCTTCTCCAACTGCATCAGGGTTATTTTCGATGGTTTGTGTTAGGAATGGAATATTTTCTGAGAGCCATTCAATCCGAGCTGTGATGCCGGTGCAAAGACTCTTAACTACGCTTTCACTATCACTATCTGTATCAAACTCTTCTACTGTTTCTTCGAGATCCTCTGTGAGTTCTTTTTCAAGCTCATCCACATTGGCCTCAACTTCAGATACGGCTGACTTTTTAACAGTGTCCAACATATCTTTTAGTTTTTGTCTAAGAGAGTGATAGCTTAATTTTCCTGTTATCACTGACTTTCTGAGCTTAGAATAGTCTGGCTTTGTAATTTTATCTTCGGCTGTGATTAATGTGTAACAAGATTCATATGCTGGTAATTTATAATCTGGATCTTTTGTTAGCTTTGCTTCAATCTCTGTACCCCAAGCTTCCATTATATAAACCATCTTCACTATGGTTCCATAGCTGAATGACGGATACTCAGTTGCACAAAATTCTTTAAATGTTTTTTCTTCAAACGATAACTCTTTATAATTTTCTTTAATTTCACCAAGAGTCTTTGCGAAGTAATACCAAGACGTTTGCATCTGGCCATAAAATTTTCTAGCATTTTCTCTTAATGAATCACCATCTCCAGTGATTAGTGCGGTTGTTCCAGTTTCAACGATTTCTGTTTGCATTTCCCTCTCCTATTTGTGTTCTTTCCTGCGGTTTGCAGATTTGGTTTGAACAAGATCAGCTTTCTTCTCAAACGCAAAAGCCAAAACTTTTAAAATTCTTTTTTGCTCTTGGAGTTCGATCATCTTAAGCCTAAAAGCTTTATACTTTACTTGAGATTTTATGTAAGCGTTCATTTGTGATTCGGTCAATTTCTTTTCTTGAGCCGTTGCACATTCTCTATCTTTTCTAGCCTTAGTTTCTGCTTCCCAAGTTTCAATCCCCAATTTAATACGCTGGTACTTGGTTTCAGACTTCTCTGCTAAGATGGCATAATAACCATAAACTGATGCAGCCCGATCGACCTCTGTATCAAGATCTTCTGTGATGGCAAGTGACTTCTTTACATTGACTACCACAGTCGTAGGTAACAACTTCTCGACTCGATATATCAATTCTTTTTCTTCTTCTGCCGCCATATAAAGTTATACAACGATGGCAGAGAAATTTTTCATTTGGAATTATTTTTTAAAAGAATCTATCCAAGTGACTTGAAGCTGATTATGTTTGCCCTTGTATTCAGATTTTGTGCCTTGCACTTTAACAACACGGCCTACCTTTATTTCTGTTTTAAATTTACGCCATATGTCAGGGAAAAATGTAAGTGAAATATTCTCATCCTGATCTACCAAAGTCCCAAATGCCATCGGGTCACCTTTACGGGTTTTAATTGCACGAACATCCACCAACATGCCACCAACTGACGCATCTTGGCCATCAAAGTGTTCTTCCAGCTCTAATTGAGTAACGCACTCTTCGAACCCACCCTTCACATCTT